CATTGCTATCGGGGCTATCAGCTACCTGAATAACACCCTGCATACGCAGATTACCAGTTCCATTATCAACAATATAACTTGCGGCCCCATCATGATAAATCTGTAGGTCAGACCCAGCGCCGAAGATGGCTTTGTCGTTGTCGCCGAATAGTATATCGTTACCGTTACTATCTAAGTTACCACCTAGCTGTGGCGTTGTGTCTCCGACTAGATCAGGTGATACCCCTTGCCATGCTGTACCGTTCCACACATACATAGCACCGCCAGTAGTGTTAAAGTACAAAGCACCTACTGCTAGTGCATCACCATCGTTATCCACTGTAGGTGCACTTGTCTTGTCACCTAAGTAGCGATCATCAAAGTTATCGTATACAGCTTCAGCATTAGCTTCACTTGTAGCAGCATTACTTGCAGATGTTGCAGCATTAGAAGCTGAAGTAGCAGCAGCAGCGGCACTAGTAGCAGCATCTGTAGCTGAACCTAGAATGCCATCTACATATGTCTTAGTAGTTAGGTCAGCAGCGTTAGTAGGAGTATACGTAGTAGTAATCTTGTTGGCACCCATGTCGATGGCACCTGTCATAGTACCACCAGTCAAGCTTAACTTGAGTGCGTCTTGAGTGTCTACGTAGTTCTTTGTTGCAGCATCCTGAGTAGCTGTAGGGTCACCCATACCAGTGATCTTAGATGTACCCATAGCAATAGCACCACTCATAGTGCCACCAGCTAAGTCAAGCTTCAGTGCATCAGCAGTGTCTACATATGTTTTAGTTGCTGCGTCTTGTGCTAGAGTAGGATCACCTAAGCCAGTGATCTTGTTTGTGCTCATAGCAATAGCACCAGTCATCGTACCACCTGCTAGTGGTAGCTTGGTAGCAATGCTGTTTGTTACAGTAGTAGAGAAGTTAGCGTCATCGCCCAGCGCAGCAGCTAGTTCGTTTAACGTATCTAGTGTAGCTGGGGCAGCATCAACAAGTGCTGTTACTTCAGCGTCTACATACCCTTTAGTGGCTGCATCTGAGCTTAGTGTAGGTGTACCTAGACCAGTAACAGTATTACCACCCATAGTGATATTACCAGACATAGTACCGCCTGATAGATTCAACTTGAGTGCATCTGCTGTATCTACGTAACCCTTAGTAGCTGCATCACCTGAGTTGGTAGGGCTAGTCAAGTTAGTGATGGTAGCAGTCGTACCAGCATTCATGTTTAGTGTGCCATTGATAGTCACATCATTAAATGAAGAACTACCTGTGGCTGCAGTAACGTTACCTGTCAGATTACCTGTTACGTTACCCGTTACATTGCCAGTCACGTTGCCTGTGACATTACCTGTTACGTTACCTGTAAGTGCACCAGTAAAGCCTGTGTTAGCTGTAATGGTTGTACCTGTGATAGCTTGTGCACTTGATCCACCAATAACAGCACCATCAATAGTACCACCATTAATGTCAGCAGTTGCTAGTGTAGCTTGTCCTGTTGTTGTTAGCGTAGTAAAACCACCTGCAGCTTTAGTAGTAGCACCAATAACAGTGCCATCAATAGCACCTCCGTTGATGTCTACAGTAGCATGAGTAGAGTTGCCTGTAGTAGTCAAACTACCTGCTGAGATAGCTCCTGTGAATGCTGAAGTGCCTGTGACACCTAGAGTACCACCTACAGTAGTGTTGCCAGTTACAGCAAACGTACCACCTACTGTAGAGTTACCTGATGCATCCATTGTAGTAAAGTCAGCAGCGGCAGGGGTAGTAGCACCAATAATAGTACCATCAATGTTACCACCATTAATGTCAACTGTAGTAAAAGTAGATGTGCCTGTAGAAGTAACATTACCTGTTAGGTTACCTGTGACGTTACCTGTCACATTACCAGTTAAGTCACCAATGACATCACCTGTAATATCACCAGTGACAGGACCAACCAGAGATGTACCAGTAATTGTAGTACCTGTAATTGCAGCAGGAGTAGTACCACCAATTACTGTACCGTCAATAGTACCACCAGTAATAACGACAGAATCAATGTAACCAACACCGTCAATGTACAAGTCTTTGAACTCAGCACCTGAAGCACCAAGATCAATGTCATCATCAGTTACAGGAACAATAGCACCGTCTTGAATGCGTAACTGTTCTACTGCAGCACCACCTACCTCAGTATAGACTGAGATACGATTATTAGTTGTGTCTACTACAACTTTGTTTAATGCGTCTGTGTCAGCGATAAGAGGTACATAAGCACCTTCAGTAGAGCTACCATCATGTTTGTGACCTGTAGCAAAAGCAAACGCATCACGAATAGCATTATACTCTGCGTTTACTGGTGCTGCACGGATAATTGCACTAGCGATAATATCGGCTGCGGACTGTCGTGTATAACCTGCCATTTTATAACCTGTCTCCTACTCCAAACGTCACAACAAGACCTTGAATACTGTGTGATGCATTTGTATCATTTGTTACGTATTTAAAAGATACTGACTTACCAGAGCCAGATACATTTGTTCTTATTACGGGTGCTGGATTACCATCAAAGATAGCTGTGCTGTCGTATACTGCTTCGTTATAATACGCAGCCGTACCTTCGGTGATCAGTGTAAAGTTTGTAGGACTCAATGTCTCAAAGGCTTCATAGTCATACAAAACAGACATAGCAATCTCGTTGTCACCTTCAGAGCGTAAGTACGTAGCCACAGTGTGTACAATCTTACGTTGCTCTGGATCTTGCATATGGATGAAGGGTGTCTGGTAAAGACTAAATATGTCGCCACCATCAAAGTTACTACCACGCTCTTGCCTGTGAACTTTACCATCACTAGCGCCATGTATCACATATTCAAACTGACCAATGTAACCACTATCTGCACAAGTAGCTTCAATACCAAGCATCTGTCCAAACTCAAACATGTTACCTTGTGGTGTTGAACGAATACCGCCTATCAGACCAGTAGAATCACCTACAGCAAAGAACACCCTAAACTGAGACTTCTCACGAATAACAACAGAAGACAGAGCTTCTAGATCTTCTTCAAGTACAACCTCAGTAAAGATAGACTGAATGTTACGTGAGATAGATTCTAGGTTAACGTCACCAATCTTGTTAGTACCACTAATAGGACGATAACCATCTTGTGATAAGAAGAATACGTCACCCCCTATCTCAATAACACTATCTGTGGCTAGGCAACCAAGGTCATCTGTAACACCTTCCAACACAAAGTTAGATATGTTATTACCTACAAGCTTCTTGATATTGTTTACACCAAAGATGAATAACTGATCACGGAAAGCTTTAGTAGCTACAATAGGAAAGCCTACATTAATAACACCAGACCCATTAGCAGGATCAAAGCTTGTCTCGTCATATGGTGCACTGAAGTATAAGTTAGTAGGCTCAGAAGAGTCACCAGATAGAAACACGTGGTTCTGAAACACTGAAGCATACTTAGGTGCGCTGGGCGCTTGTGCATGTGTAATCTGCGTATAAGTAGTTCCATCATAAGTAGCTGCAGGGTTAATACCATCTGTAAGAACTACTTTAGAACTACCCCAGTTGTAACGCTTAAAGCGTACCTTAGTAACACCCGTCATGGTAGGGCTACCTGATGTAGTCACTGCTACCCAAGCTGATGTAGCATTATCCCAATAGTGTAGGTAGTCTGAACCACTGCTAGGCTTACGAGCAGCTAGGATACCGTCGTTAATACCATTAGCAACACAAACACCTAATACACTGCCTGTACCTGTTACTGTTCCGTAGTCATTACTAAAACCATTAATACGACGATAGCCCCCCGTAACAGCAGGTTCATAGTTAATCAAACTAACAGCAGAACCAGGCTGAGTCTCACCTTGTGACAACACGTCACGGTTGGTGTTCAGCCCCCCTTGGCAGAATACTTTAAATGAAGCTAGATTGTCTGCCATTATACTGTACTATTAAAACCAGAAATACTCGCACGTTCAATTACAGTAGAACGTAAATATAGATTATCATCTAATAATAATCTACGCATTGCCTTAATGCCATTTTGAAAGTTTTGTTGATGAATAGCAGCACTTTGTTCATTACTACGAAAACGCATGATATACATAACTGCCCCGTCAATGATTACGTGTTTAAATCTATCAGGAATAATGGTAGTATCGTTATATAGCAGTAAATCATCTGGATATGTAAAATATACATACTCTACTTCGTATTGAGCATTAGGTAAAGGAGTAACACCAAACTTATTTTCTTGTGTTTGATATACAACAATAGGAGCACCAATACCGTTTACCTGATCTCCCTCTTCATCAGTAACTCTATAATTTTGTACGTAGTCATTATAGTTAATTACTTTTAAATGTTTAGCACTGTTAGATAAACCAGAAGTCTTTTTTAAAAAGAAAGTATCCCAATCTACAGATCCCATATTACTAGGAAAAGAGTATGTACCAGTACCTACAGTTAGCGTTTGAGTATATGATGTTTTTAAAAAAGGCCATTCTTGCCCATCTTGTAAGATAAGACGAATACTATTGTTTACAGCATCTTTAACAAGTGCCTGAAC